GCGGCCATTGTTGCCACCGCCGCCACCGCCGCCGCCTGGGCCCGCTGGGATGATCGGCGCGATGGACTGTGTCCAGAGTTGTTCTCCCTGACCTCCTGGATTGCCGTCATCGCCGTTGTCACCCCCGCGTCCACCGCCACTATCTTGACCCGCAGGCACTGAGGTGGTGCCGCCACCGAAATTAAACCGGTTATTGCCACCATCACCGCCAGTGAGACCACTTGGATAATGGCCATCAAAGCCCCCATTGCCAGCGCCTCCACCAGAGCCGCCATCGTCTCCTGTGCTGCCCATGTCAAGAGCACGAGCGCCATTGCCGTTGGGTCCGCCAGCACCGCCGCCTCCACCACCACCCGCGCGAGTCTCACCCTGTGGAGCACCGTCGCCGCCTTCTCCTCCTGAGAATTTAACCGTGCCTATACCTGCGGAGGCTTGACCTCCATTACCGGCGCTCGTGCGACCGACGCCAGCTGTTCCGCCTTTAGCTGCTACTGAGGCAGCCGCGAAGCTAGCGCCGTTGAACCAGGTGTCTCCACCATCCACAGTGGCAGTGCCGCCGATGCCGACTCGGTAAGAGACCGACGCTCCTGGCGTCAATGTCAGGTTGGTGATACCCGAGTAAGCACCCCCACCGCCACCGTGACCACCATTGTTGCCGTTCTCGTTCGCACCGCCGCCACCCCCTCCGATTACATCGATGGAGTTATTGGCGCTGTTCCAAGTCGCAGGCACAACAAGGCTTAGGACACTTCCTGTGGTTAACAGGAAGATGGTATTAGTGACGATGATCACGCCCGAAGCTAGCATCTCCTCAGCTTCGACGAATACCAGGTCAGCCTCAATCCTTACCTTAGTAATTTGTATCTTCGCGGGTTGAACGATGCCCTGAACGTTTTGATTGGCCCACCACTTCAGCTGGTAGCCAAGACCAAGGCCCACCGCCTGATCACGAAAAAGTGAAAACTGAAACTTCCGCGGCGGATCACGGAACCGAGACAGTTTGATGCCATTGAGTCTTTGGGCTGCGGTTAATGTCGCCACCCATCTTGCAGGAACCTTGGTAATGGCAGGAACGTTACCATACTGAGACTCCTTTGCCAAATCCACAGAGGCAAGGGCAGCACGATAATTGTCTTCATTATCGGCCTGATCCGTCGGATCACGCTGCCCGTAGAATGTCCAGATTTGTGAGATGCGCTTATCCGGTTGCTCAGATACCTTGAGCGAGCCAGTGATAATCCGCTCTTCGTCGAAAGTGTCTGTAGTGGTAGCAATCTCTCGAAGAACCTTCAGACGGATCAACTTCGCCTTATCATCCCAGAATAGCGCAAGCGCTGCCTGCTCAATCAGTTCAATGATGAGCTTCTTTACGCTAGTCGGTTCCGTAATGTTGGCCGCATAGATAACTCCGAGGTATGCCGCAGTCTCGGCCTGCCACTCAGCTATCGGGATCATATCACTGGTGATGCCCGAGACATAGGTAACCAGCAGGTCCTTGATAATGTCGGCCACATCATTGCCCGAGTAACGCAGCACCAGCTGAACCCGGTCACCCGCGTTATGCGCGATAGGTGTGGTGTTTAGCTGACCGCGGACAATGGTCAAGACATCACCAGCCCTTGTAAAGCTGACCGCTTCCTTACCCCCAAAGCAAACGTATCCGGATGCCGGATACTCCAAGTTACCTATTCCCACAGGAGATAGTGTAGCGGATGTAGCAGAGTTACTAATCGATCCTGCTAAGCTACCGTTGCTTACGCGAGGCGCCTGAGACCTCGCATCATCTGTAAGCTTCAGTAGGTCTTTGGCCACCATGTTGTAGGCGCCGTCAGGCGTCGGACCCTCCGTCGTATCCATAGCATAGTAGTAGGTAGTCATACTGGTCAGTGTCTGACCCGCCAGGCCGCGGATAACACGGACAGGAGCATTGCGAAGCTTAGTTCCATACCGACCACGCCACTTACCCCAGAATGATCCTTGGTCAAAGCTCTCCGCATTGAACATATGCTTGTGGTCTAAGAAGGTGGCACTTACGCTCGCGCGTATGCCGAGATCTTCACCTAGCGAGACTGTCGCCGGATTAAAGCTCAGGGATTTCATGGACGGGATAGCGTCTATCTCTGGCGGCAGATAATCCACAGGCTGAGCGAAACGCCAAGTCTCGACTGGATCGAGAACTCCGGTTAAGGCGCCGTTCTCAATGAATGAACCACCTGCCCCCTTATTGATCTGCCACGCAGTGAACGGCCCGCCCATGTATACGAGCGGAGCTGTCCCTGTGGGTGTTTCACCTCGCCGGCCGAGGTCTGTGGGTCCCCGTTGGGCTGAATAGAACTTACGTCTATTACCCTCGATGGATAGATCGAGGTAGACACCAGGAGCAAACCATAAGTCAGAGATATAGCCATTAAGCTTAGAGGTACCATCAGGCAGTGCGCCGATAGCCCAATCAGCCTTAGTATAATCAATGGTATCGTTAGTATAGGTATTTATTAGGGCTAAGTCTAAAACATCGTTTACATAGACATGGCACTTAGTCGGATCGGAGAGATCCACTGATGCTAATAGATGGTTCCACCTATTTGAAAAAAGCAGCGAAGACTGAACGTCCAAGATTGTAGCATCCGCCGCATTGACGCCAACAATCGAGAACCGGTTGTCTGTGGATAGAACTACACGGGTTAGAGACCCCCCACCAGCGACACTATTAGATGACGCAATAAGTCTACCGCTATTCCCAGCAACGATGTATACCCAAGCGCTGAAAGTCATTAGCTTACTATCAGCGGCTTGGTACAGACCGGCGCCTCGTGTTAGATAATCGTTGGTTCCGTCGAAAACCGCAGACCTCACTGTGTCGAGGTCACCCATAACGATGGAGTGAAGCAAGAACGTCCCACTACCTGCAGAGTCCAGATCCAATCTAAGCTGGGTAATGGTACTGGTTATCCAGTCGGTTCCGCCGGCGCTCAAAGCTGCCATATCCAGGATGAATACCTGACGTGTGCCAGCAACATTGGCCACATCAGGAATAGCCATCTTGAAACTGGCGGACTCACCGTGAGCTGCGGTGGTATAGAGGAGGGTGCCGTCCCAAGCACCGGAGCTCCTTATCACGGTGCGTTCAATATCGATCCGAACATAACGATTTAAGCTACCATCGATAGTCAAGCCTGATGCAGACCGAAAGATAGGATCGGAGCCTGTCTGCGCTAGGACTACGCCATTAAAGCCGGCGGTGACTGTGCCGTTAGTGCCTGTCCAGCCATGGACCGAGTTATCGTGAAAGTCCTGAATGAAGACGCCAGTTACCTCATCCTGCCGAACGAACGGCGGAACATCGACTTCGAGATAGGTTAAAGCTTTGCTCATGCGATGGAACCAATTTCTAAGCTAATCTTCATCATGCCATTGGCTCTTTGGTTGTGTGGCGTAGGATCATTCATCAACCAAGAGTAACCCACCTCATTCGGATAGGTCAGCGGCCGCCAGGCGAAGAAGAAAGGATCCTCGCGCGCAGCTTCAATGAACGGTGCTAGGTAGGCCCGGAACCAATCAGCCGTCAGATTGTCGAGGTCCACAGTGGTTTGTAGGAATGAGTTGGTGATAATACGACCGAGAAAGTTCCCGCTCTCACTTCGTCCAGTTACCACCTTGGTCTTCTTAGAGTACGAGATCGGCGAGTGCCAACGTAGAGTCGGCGCTGACTTACAAGCAGAGGACCGGCGAACACTACCGCGGCTGATGGAACCGCTGTTCCGGGTTGCAGACGAACACGAATGCTGAGGATAGCCTGAGGCGTAAACCGCATCATGATCGGACCGCTATTGCCCGGGATGAATGGAGCAACCACCTCAACCCAGATGGAGCCGTTGAAGATCTCCAATGATACGGCGATCTGCGCAGTATAAAAGTTATGACGCGCGATGCCCACATAGTCCACCAGCTCCGCAGTCGCTAGCGCCATAGTGATATACTCATCCGCCACAATGCTGGTGCCCTCCCACCTACTGTAGGTGTTGGAATTGGCCAGGTTAACTGTGGGAAACGACGGATTGGCCGTGGTGGTGGTCAGTACTCCCGAAGTTACAAGGTTCCTATACCCGAATAATGGGTTATCGCCGTTGACTGCTTCGCCGCCTGATACGACTGGATTAAGGACAAAGCTACCAGAGATAATTACGCTCATTGGAGAATGACCTTCCCGCCATCAGCCTGGTATTGCAGCAATTGACCAGCCAGGTTCTTCACTACCTCGCCTGTCATCAATGAAGTTGGGTCAATGCCCTGGACTGTTAAGGTCTGTGTGGGTTGAACCGCCGCGGACTCACCCCCGCCGGTTGAACCGCTACCTCCACCACCTGAACTGTTCTCGTTCGTATTACGAAGCGCAGCGATTTGGGCTGCAGTCGACGCTGCCGCGATAGCTGCGAATGCCGCTCCCACAGGAGGGCCGCCGATGCGTGACCCGGCCGCATATGCGGAGACGATGGACTCATATCCCTTGACGATAGCGCTAGCGAGGGCGATAGCCTTACTGATGGCGAATTGCTTCTTGCCCTCAGCGCCAATGGCTGAAGTGATGCTAGTCAATAAGCTCCCAATCTGCCCCGCGTATCCCACATACAGGCGCTGGCTATCCAGGAAGCTCTTTGACTGAGCCTCATTGATCTTGTCCAGGTGGACTTGATTGTTTCGCTCCACCAGCGCGTCATACTGCTGCTGCGTAAGAAGGCCTTGGTCATTGAAAGCGATCAACTGCTCCATACGTCGCTGGTAGCTTGCGTTCTCGAAGTCCTCAGCTGTTAGCAACACCTTAAGCAAGTGGTCTAGATGTTGCTGCGCCGCGGCCTGTCGGATCGCCAGTTGCTTGTCTTCCTCTGTGGCCACAATGTCTGTGGTACCCGCTTCAGCCTCGCGGCGTATGCGCGCAGACTCAACTGTTGCCTCGGCCGCCTTGGTTGACGCCTCCTGCACATTACGCAGCCACTCTTTGATCTGAACACTGGGGAGAACGTCCTCCATATCCTGTTTGCCAGCGCCGGCACCGCCGAGCATCTTAGACATGGACTCAGGGATAGCGTTGAGATTGCGCTGCAGCTTTACTACCGCATCACTGAGCGCAGCGACCACACCGATACTTGCATACAGCGAAGCGCCAAGTGCATTGGCGATGAAGTCCACATTTGCAACATCCTGCAGGCGCTTCAGCAGGTCACTGACGAACGGAGCAAAGTCCTTGGCGATGGCATTTCCCACAGCGATGAGGGACTCCGCTGCGGCCGCTTTGAAACGATCCCACTCCTCGGACGCATTCCTGATCGCCGCAGCGTCAACATCGCTGAGTGCAAGACCCATTTTCTGGATCTCTTCACGCGCCTTCTCAAAGGCATCGCCGCCGTCGCGCATCATCCCAATGAGGTCGGCATTGGTGATGCCGAGCGTCTTGAGCGCTTCGTTAAGGTCCTTTGCACTCAGTGACGATTTACTTACAGCGTCAGAAATTAAGGTGAACTGCTCGTCAATGTCGAGGCCCTGAAGCTCGGTCGCCGCGATACCCAGACGCTCGAATGCTTTGGAGATATCTTCGCCACCGCCTTTTTCCACAGTGGCAAGGGCCGCTGATAGCGCGGTAATTTGTGCAGCGAGGTCGGTGACACTTACGCCACCTTGCTCAGCGGCATGTCGCACGGCTTGGATGCCCGTGACGCTAGCGCCTGTTTCGTCTGAAAGCTTGGAGAATTCAGTCGCCAGCTTAGCTGACGCCGACGCCATGTTAAGAAGTTCGTTTACACCGAGACCGATGCCCAGGCCGGCGAGCGCAGCCTCGGCAACGGTTCCCATCTTCTCGAGGGCTTTGGCTACTTTCTCAATGGCGGCCTCGGCGGGACGAGGGTCCCCGCCGATTATAATAGTGGCGCCTTCAATCTTGTCTACCATATTCCCTCTCGTAAAGGTAAGCCACTTCGTCTTCCGACATACAGCCGAACGTGGGCTTTACCCGCTTAATCTCAGCATACCACCAAAACTCAGCCGGGTGCATCCCCCAAAAGTCAGAGGGCCGTAGCCCCCAACTCATTGCCGCCTTGTACGCTTCTTCGATGATGCCCCCGACGTTGCGGGGGCTCCGGCGTTTCCCGATGCCACCGCCTTCGTAATGTTATCTGGCGGCAGCATGAGCTTCATTAGTCCTTGGACGGCATCACTACCGGCCTTCATATAGTTCCCATTCGGGTCTTCTTCCGACGGGAACATTGCCAGGTAGACATCGCCTTCGTCCACTTCAATTCCACAGTAACGAAGAATCTCCGCATATGCCGTTGCGACCTTCGCCTGTGGGATAGTTTTGCGCTGATGAAACTCCAGCATTTCCGTGAAGGTAATGATGCTCTCCACCCGAGCAAGCAGCGGCATAATTCGATTGGCAGGGATGGTGTAGATCTTACCCTGCCATTCGATCCGCTGATCCGCAAATTTCCGCATGGTTAGAATGCAACCCCACCGTTGACGATGCCGATCTTAATTGCAGCCGCACTGATCGCAATCCCAAGCACCGAGGTGAAGTCGCCCGAGTTCAAATCGACAGCGGGGCGGATGCCCCCAGCGGTATCGCTGCCGAGGTAGACAGTGCCCGTAACTACAGTGCCACCGATAGTAATGTTGCCGCCCGTTTGGAATTGAATCGGCTGACTAGCGCTCGCGCCATGCAACGCAACGCCGAGCAGCGTGCGGATGTTGGAGTTTGCGCTGTCCGAGTCGTACAGCTTAATCAAGCCGTCCGTATCGCGTGCGACAGATTGACCCGCAAGGATAGTGGCGCCAGCAATGCCCTGACCAACAACGGCATCAGCGCCTTTGACCACACTCGCGGGAGTGATAGAAATATCCGCCATAGTAAGTAGACTCCAGTTGTGGGGCTATCAGCTGCCCGGGGTGTAAATCACAGGACCATCGCTCATGATGGTGGCTTCGAAGGTAACGGCATCGTTGTAGGTGCCGGTCTCTGCAAACTCGGACAAGAAGAAATTGCCCGAGATAATCGACCCGTTCGGGTAAGTGAGCGTTACCGCTCGGGTGAAGTTCTTATTAAACCAGTCGATCTTCAAGATATGTGTCTTCGAGACACCACTGATCTTGATATCCAATTGATACTGCGCGGCGACGCTCAGCAGGTTGCGCCAGCCGGCATCATCATCGCTGGTAACATCGATGGGCTCGCCGTTCAAAGTGATAGCTTTCTCTCGGACGCCACCCACAGGCAGGCCGTTCCAAAGCATGACTACGTCCCGACCGGGATAGCCGTCAGCTAATGACATAGTTTAGTGTCCTCCAGTTATCGCCCGGTACTGGGCAGTAGCGCGGTATGCTTGACCATCGGCCTCTTGCGAGACGCTATAGTCGGTGAAGTTGACCAACACCAGAGTGTATGGCCAGATCTGGACGCGGTGCTCACACCTATTCCACAGTTGGCGGATACGCGACAGGGCTGTCTTCGCAAATGCTTCGCTCTCGCCCGCGGATCGCACCGAGATTGTTATTGTGTGGTCACCTCCTTGGCTTAGGTCATCATCCCACGCCGCCATTCCTGTTTCATTGTAGACAACATACGGCAGCTGCTGCGTTTCGCTGATATACGAGAAGACAGGAACAGGACTAACTCCAAACAGAGCTTGTAGCTCCGCATCATTCGCAATCAACCTTCCCAATTCGCGTTCGAGCGCCTCGCTCGCGGAAGACGTCATGACCTGAGCCTCGCTTGAATGATCTTAACAATCTGAGTTCGCTTCACTTCCAATGCACGCTTCAGGAATGGACGAGCAGCCATCCGTGAGGTACCCAGCTCAAGAAACGGCGCATACTTGACATTGCTCCCAACGCTCGCAGTCATCTTGTCCTTATCCACATCTATAACGATGCTTCGCGCAAGAGTTCCCGTATCGCTCGCAGGAGGCTGCCCAGGCGCTGAAGCGCGATGACGTATGCGACCTCGGCGAACATACACCCGGCCTGTCTTAGGTCCCTTCAGGATCGACTGACGAGCCTCAGCCTGTACAACCAGCGCAGACTCGGTCAGTGCCTGTGCCAGTTGATCCCTCTTTTTCTTAATCCACTCATCTTTGTTACGGATGAACACAGCTAGGCCACTGACTTTGACATCGATCTTGAATGCCATCTA